ATAGATGGATATGGGTATCGCTGCAGTAGTTGTCGCTTGCATCACAACGGTAGGTGGAATCGTGGCTGGATTCATGCAATCATTTAAGAAGGAGACCAAAGAGGCACGGAGGGAGAACCGTGAGGATCACGCCGTAGTGCAGATGCAACTAAAGATGATCTACAAGGGCTTGAACAAAGTGGATGACAAGTTAGATAAACATATTCAGGATCACAGAGAAGGTGAGAGCAATGGGAAAGTTACTCAAGCAGATAGAGGCAACGCCAGTTAGTACTGGAGGGAAAAGGTCATCAGTTGATCTGGCGATACAGTCAATGCAGGGAGAGGACAAGACCGACTTGGTGTGCGCTTTGCGCAACCCAACGATCTCGCCTTCCGTATTGGCGCAGGTGTTGAAAGACAACGGGATTAACATGAGCAGAACCGCCATCATTCGTTGGCGTATGAGGGAAGGTGTGTGATGGGTTTAGGTGATCAGATTAATGATGCGTTAGAAGTAGAGAACAGTGGTGAGTTACTGCGTATGCGTAAGCAGCGTGACAGTTATGCCAACCAGAATGTTCGCTTGCAAACAAAACTTGAGGAACTAGAAAAGGCTCTCTCGTTTGTGGATCAGGTAGATGGTCTAACAGTTCAGCCACCTATTTGGCTTGCACCAACTAAACCGAAGGCTCATGCTGCAACACTCGTTGTGATGTTGTCCGATACACACTTTGATGAAGTGGTGAACCCAGAGGAGATGGAAGGATTAAACGCCTACAACCGTGATATCGCTGTTATGCGATTAGAGAAGTGGACACAGAATGTCATCAAACTTTCTCGCCACTATCTGTCAGGTGTGAACTATGACGGTGTAGTGATCATTCTCGGTGGCGATATTTTCTCTGGAGATATCCACGAGGAACTAGCACTCACTAACGAGGACACCATGATTGGCTCGTTGCTGTTCTGGGCTGAACAGTTATCAGGTGCGATTGAACTACTAACCACAGAGTTCAAGAAGTGTCATGTCGTTTCGGTAGTGGGTAATCATGGTCGGACTACACGCAAACCGAGAATGAAGCAGAGAGTCAAAACCAACTTTGATTGGCTACTTGCCAAGATGGTTGAAAGAACATTCGCCAAAGACAAGCGAGTGTCGTTCACTATTCCTGAATCTGCTGATGCTCTAATAAAGATCTATGAACATGGGCATCTCATAACGCATGGTGATCAGGTGTCAGGTGGTGGTGGTATCGGTGGAATATATCCTCCGATTATGAGGATGCGAGCACGGAAACATCAGCGATACATGGTGACAGGTAAATCATTCCAAACTTTATGGCTCGGACACTGGCATCAATATATTTCCACTCCGTCAATGATCGTTAATGGAAGCATGAAGGGGTATGACGAATATGCGATGCTGATGGGCTTCGGATTTGAGCAACCGCAACAAGCGTTAGCGATTGTTACCCCAGAGAGAAACATCACTGTTCAAGCACCAGTGTTTTGTTTAGATCGTAAGCGTGAAGGTTGGTGAGTCGTGGCTACTTTTGCAGAGATCATTTGGCATGATGCGCACGCCGACACAACAACATGGATGGAGAAAGATGAGATCAGTGAGCAGCCATGTGTAGTGGTGTCGTGTGGCATTTTGTTGCCTGATGCAAAGCCTGATCATGTTGTGCTCGTACAGTCGTTGAATAGTTACGATCAGGTGGATTGCGTTTTATCTATTCCAGTTGCAATGGTTCAGTCAATGAGAGTTCTGGGCAGTGGACTGGATGCGTCAGAACATCTAGGGTGATTCTGCTCCGTAGTGTTCTCCTTCTCCGCTACGGGCAGGTTGAGTAGCCTCACCCCTAGTACGGGTGGGGCTTCTCCCTTTTTCCGTGCTGGCAAAGGCTCAAACAATGTTTGCAATTTGTATTTGGTCACCTTATGATTCTCTCATGGGGAAGTACCCCAGATGTTCAAGAGGAGGACATGAGATGGAATTGAAAAGGGTTAATCAGATTCAAGTTGGTGATGTAATTGGGATTCACGGTTATCAATTTGAACCTTATGAAACCATTACTAATGAAAACCAAGTTAAAGATGATTCATGTATTGGGATTGCCTACAACGCAGGTTTCACTATTTTCAAATATGTTGAAGTTGTTTCAATCAAAAAATGTGATCAGAGGAGTTGGGATGGAAGCCGTGTATGTGGCAAACGGTATGAGTTTTTTTGTTCAGATGGAAAAACATATTCGGCTGGTCATGGCGCAAACAAGTACCCAGTGAATGAGGTGAAGTGATGAACGCCACCGAAATAGTTGCAGGTGCAATCGCAGAGTATGGTCGCCCGTTGTGGGTTGCTCATGTTCCTAAACCAATCAGGGATGCTGTACCAGTTGAAACGCTGCGTGAACTTGTCCGTAGTGCAAAGTGGAGTACTGAAGGTGCAGCGAAGCGAGAGGCGTGGGGAGATCTCATGTCGTATTGTCGTGAGAATGTTTTTGAGTCTGTAACCGTTAATGATCTAGAGGATGCGTGTGGGCTTTCTATCCCTACGATCCGAAAGTTCATTACAGATCGCCCCGATATCTTTCGCAAGGTGCAGCGTGGGGTGTGGGAGATTCGTGACCCAGAGTCGGATCGTAAGGCAGCGAAATAACTCTGTTACACCCCTTAAGTAGAACTAGATCAAACAACAAACAGAGGAGAAGGAAAATGCAAGTACTACCCAAAGCAAAGCATGGCAGCAAGGAATGGTTGCTCGCACGATGGAAGGATGAATATGGCAGATGCCTTTTTGGGGCTTCTGATATTCCTCCGTTAATGAACGGAAGCCCATATAAGCGCAGGTCAGAACTGTTCGCAGATAAGTTGAACGAGCCTGTACCGAGTGAGGAAACTGCAGCGTTTAGACGAGGCAACCTTTTAGAGAAACCACTACTAGAGGAAGCGTCAAGGATTCTTGGCATAAACATATTCACCCCTGATGTCATCTATCGTGACGGGCGTTTGTCTATCAGTCTGGATGGTGTGGATAATGAACAGCAACCGACTGTAGTGGTGGAAGCAAAAACATCTACCCGTTACAGCATCTACACCAGTGAGGATCTGCCAGACGAATGGCTGTGGCAAGGATGGGCTCAGCAGGCTGTGCTTCAAGTGCCTGTGTGGTTCGTGGTGTTGGATCGTGACCAGCGTATATCTGTAGTCCAGTTGCCAGATAACCCTGCAGCGATTGATGCAATACAGATTGAGACCGCCGTATTCGGTGGGTGGGTAGATGGCGATCCGATGGATGAGGACATCAATAACTTCAGTGCAACAGATATCGCACGAATCTGGAAGGTGACACCTACGAGTGTGGAACTTCCTGCGAGTGCAGTGGATTGGGCAAACCAACTGGAGGAGGCTCGTGCGATGGCGAAGCAGGCTGCAGACTTGGAATCCAAAGCGAAGGATGCTCTAGCCCAAATGATGTTGGGGAATGAGATCGGCACAGTAGATGGTGTGCAGTTGGTGACTTGGAAACAACAAGCAGGCAAGAGTTCACTGGACACTAAGCAGTTGCGTGCAGATCATCCAGAGTTAGTTAGTCAATATGAAAAACAAGGCGCACCATTTCGTGTGATGCGTGTAACGAAAGGAAAAGGAAAATGAGTGAGGAACTAAACACAGCACTACTTCGTGCAGTACTGGATCAGTACGCAACACCAGATCCAAAGATCGTGGGAACTATCCCTCGTAACGGGATCAATCTTGCGTATGTAAGTCATGCGGATATCACCAAGATTCTCATTGAAGTAGATCCAGCGTGGAGTTGGCAGCCGATGGAATGGGTGAATGGGCGACCAGCAATAAATGTTGAGAATGGCACAGCAACTATGTGGGGAACTCTCACACTATTGGGTAAGTCCATGTTGGGTGTTGGATCTGTTCGTGCAGATAAGCAGGATCTGGACAAGGAACTTGTCGGAGACTTCCTGCGTAACGCTGCAATGCGATTCGGCATTGCGTTGTCACTCTGGTCAAAACAAGATTGGTCTGATAACACCACGATCACAAGTCTGCCTGCAGCACAGGTGAAGCGTGCTGAGGAAGCGAAGCCGTATGTGCAAAATCATCCTGCGAAGGGAGTTCCTTCACCTAATGTCGTGCAAGATTTTGTGAACGATAGTGAACCAACACCACAGGAGATTGCAGAGATCGCTGCAGCGTTTAGTGCTACACCAGTTGAAAACATCACACCTATATCAAGGGCGACTGTTTCTGGAGGCAAGGCATCTGAAAAGCAAAAAGGATTGATCAGCAAACTTGCGAAGGAAAAGGTGAATGGTGACTGCGTACCAGCGATGCAAAACCTTTTCGGCAAGAGTGCTGTTGGTGATCTGACTAGCAAAGAGGCATCTGGATTGATCAAGCATCTGATGGAGTTGCGATGATGCCCTTTGAGGAGATGGATGCGTTACGAGGCAGAATGATTGGAATACTGGCAGATCTGGCTGCAGCATCTCGTGCTGTAGTCAGGTCTGATGGTACGGACAGACTCTCTATAGAGGAACTACGCACAGCCCTTTACGCATATAACGAATGGTTGGGTGAGGATGAGGCGTGATCATTGGCGAGAGGATGCGATATGTGTAGGGCAACACCTAGAGGTTTTCTTTCCTACTTCACTGGCAGAGGATCGTTGGGATCTTGCAAAAGAAATATGCAAAAAGTGTTCCGTCAAACCGCAGTGCCTCAAGTTAGTGATTGATCTCCCAGAGGATGACGATAGATGGGGTGTGTTCGGTGGTTTGTCACCCGCAGATCGGCGTGTAATGCGTGACAAAATCAAGCGAGGGGTGAAATGATTGCGATAGGGCAGAGTGCGTATCGTTGTCTGTGTAAAGAACCGATACCAGAGAAACCGTTGTGCGGTGATAGAGGAGTTGAGGACGATGAGTGAACGAATCAGATTAGAGCGAACAGAGATTGGTGGTTATGTCACGCTGATTCCTCAAGGGCGCATGATGTACAAGATAGAGGAGTACGAAGCATTA